AAGGCTGGGTCACGCGAGGTTGCTTGATCATCTCCGCCACCTCCTTGCGAAAGACCGGCTTGACCTCAGGATGAAGATCCATCTTGTTTACTCTTACTTGTTGCTAGGGTTCTTTTATCCGTTTTACACACGTCTCTTCACTCGTTCTATTCTCACGAATAAACAAATGCCCGTCCTTCGTACCTCGCCCTCTGATCACACGGCCTTTGTTCGGGCCAACGTTCAGCTTCCCACGAACGGCAAGATTGTGAAGACCACGAATGTTGCTCCGGCTACGAGTGTCGCAGTGAAGTCGGTGGCGATTGCCTCGAACTCCTCGGCCAAGGCAGCCCCGTCAACGACCATTGTGTCTATCGTCTCTCAGGCGACACCAAAGAACTCAAAATATTCTAACAAGTAAACAATGCCTACCATTCCTGCATCTGATTATACATCCTTCATCAAGGCTCAGGCTGCCTCCGTTGCCTACCAGAAGGGCAAGGTTCCTGTGCCGATCCAGATCGTATCCCAGCCGTACCGTAACCAGTCGATCCTCAACGCTCAGCTTCTCGGCAGCCAGGTCTCGGCTCTGGTCACGCCCAATAAGTCGACTCTGAAGCTTGTCAATGGACAGGCCCAGCGCGTGATCCCCTACAATGGAAAAGGTAATGTGAATCAGCCCAAGGCGCTGTCCACAGTCTCCTTCCAGTCGGTCGGTGCCGAGCCTGGTTTCAACAAGAACCGTCAGGCGGGTGGAGCGCCCTTATTTGCGCCCAAGTCGAGCATGGGAACGTACTTTGCCCCGTACCAGACGGCTCGGGTGGATACGAAGTGGACGGGTGGTAATGCCGATAGTGTTAATGTCGCTGGTGGGCCGACAAGTAATCCGGCGGGTAACGTCAACCCCCACTGATACGTTAAGAGCCCGTAGCACTCTGCTTCCACGTCGAATCACACACTGCACACTGATACATCCAGGTCACATTCTTGGCATCCAACTTGATGCCCACAATGTTAGACTCCTTGCCCTTGGTCGAGCAGGTCAGGTTCGGGCACTTCATGTTCGTGAACCGAGGCAGAGTTGCGTCATACTTGAGGTAAGGATTGATCGAATATTGAATCGAGGTATCTTGCAGGAGGTCGTGGTCGTACACGATGGGATTCTCTGCTGTGATCTGTTCCTCGTAAGGACACAGCCGGCACTTCAGAAAGGCCGTCTTGTCCCGCTCCTCGATCGAGTACATCATGTTATCGCACTGGTTACAGAACTTCATTGTGCTCTCGACTTCTTATCCATAAACGTATCCATTTTTTTCGCGCGTTCAAAACGGATGGAGCCGGGGATTCTTGTCGGGGGGTACTAACACAGGATGTCCGCCTCCAGGCTGCTTCAGTTTCTGAATGGCACGGGAAATGATAAGGACAATGATAAGAAACGCTACGGTCGAAAGGCCGAGGGCGACAAGGCAACACATACCTCAATGACAGGCGGTAGCTGGGCGATTTCTGACGATGATATCGATGAGTTCTATCGTCTGTATTGCGACCACATTCGCAACCACGGTCCGTTGCACATGACGGAGAAGAGCACGCGTATCGGTGCAGCCCGCATTGATCTGGATTTCAAGTACGATGGTCGGCACGATGAGCACCTTCACAAGCAGTCGCAGGTGGTGGAGTATGTGAAGGCCTACATGCTTGAGATCAAGAAGTACCTCGTTGTGTCCGATAACGTTGAGATCTTCGTCAGCGAGAAGCCGGAGCCAACGTACTATGTGGCTACGGAGAAGAAGTCCGAGTACTCGAAATCGGGTCTGCACATTGTGATTCCTGGACTCAAGACCAATCGCTTTGTGGAGGAGGACATCCGCCGTAACCTGTTGAAGCGGATGCCCGAGTTCTTCCCCGACCTTCCCCTCTCAGACAAGTGGGAGAAGGTCTACGATCCCGACCCGCTGTCTCACACGAAGCCCTGGACTCTGCTGGGTTCCAAGAAGAAGGAGGGAACACCCTACCAGATCAAGTACATCCTGGACTGGGATCCTGAGACTGGCGAGGTGAGCATTGACGATGAGGTCCCGATCCTGGTGACTCCTGAGCTCCTGAGCAAGATGACGGTCCGTTCTCCTGCTTCTGAGGAGACGGAGATGACAGAGGAGGCCAAGGTTCGGTTTGCAAAGAAGGCAGAGGACGATCAGATTCGTGCGTCGATGGGTGGACAGCAGCGCGGTCGGGCTACCAACCGCGAGGAGGGTGAGAAGAGGGGTTCTCGTGCCTCGACACCCGAGCGCAATGCCTATCGCGAGCCCATGTCCGATGAGAAGTTGAAGTACATTCGTGCCCACGTGGAGAATCTGGCTGAGTTTCGGTACAACACCTACGATGACTGGATCAAGGTTGGTATCTGTCTGAAGAATATCCATCCCGACGATCTCGAGTCGGTGTACTTTGACTTCAGTGCCAACTACAAGGATTTCAAGGAGCGGGAGGTTCAGGCCAAGTGGAACAGCTTCAGCTTCCGTACCGATGGTCCCGTTCTCTCGGAGCGCAGTCTTCTTGCCTGGTCTCGTCTGGATAATCCTGTGGGCTACGAGAAGATTGAGGATGAGCACCTCGATAAGCTGATCGCTGAGGCTGCAGCCACGTCGACGGAGTACGATATGGCCAAGGTGGTCTACGCCATGTATCGCGAGGAGTTCAAGTGTGCGCGATGGGACACGGGCGAGTGGTACTGCTTCCCCGGTCATGTGTGGCGTCTCACCAACAAGGGCGTGGGTCTTCTGAAGCATCTGTCCAACGAGGTTCGTCAGCGCTTCTTGCGGAAGGAGAACGAGATCGGTCTGCAGATGGAACATCTCTCGTGTTCGTGTACGAGCAAGAAGGAGCCTAATCCTGGGTGTGAGTCGTGTAAGAAGGAGTCGGAGAAGAAGAAGTACTCCGCGATTCAGATCAAGCTGAAGACAACGTCGTTCAAGAAGAACGTGATGGAGGAGTGCAAGCTTCACTTCTTGGATGAGGATCTCCTGAAGCGACTGGATGAGAACAAGAACCTCATCGCCTTCAACAACGGTGTTCTGGACACACTGACCATGGAGTTCCGTCCGGGTAAGTCGGATGACTATCTGAGCTTCACCACAGAGATCGACTACTATGTTGACCGCAAGTATTCTGACTATCCTTGCTGGTTCGAGCTGGACAAGTTCCTGAGGAGCATTCTGCCTGATCCCGATGTCCGCGAGTACTTCCTGGCTCACCTGGCCACCTGTATGGTCGGTGGAAATCCTGCTCAGAAGTTCCACATTCTGACCGGCTCGGGCTCCAACGGCAAGTCGATGTTGATGATTCTAATGGCGACCTGCCTCGGAACGTATGCGTGTAAGGCTCCCATCAGTCTTCTGACCCAGGAGCGGGGTAAGGCGGGTCAGGCCTCTCCTGAGCTGGCTCGCATGAAGGGCAAGCGCTTCGTCACGATGCAGGAGCCTGAGCAGGGTGCCAACATCAAGACGGGTATCATGAAGGAGCTCTCGTCTTGCGAGAAGATGACGGTCCGTGATCTGTTTGCAGGGTCGAAGGACATGATTGATGTCGATCTTCAGGCTCATTTCCACCTCTCGTGCAATGACAAGCCGAAGGTCGATGCTCAGGATGGTGGTACGTGGCGTCGTCTGTGTGTGATCAACTTCCCTAACAAGTTCGTGGCGAATCCGACGAAGCCCAACGAGCTCCCCGAGGACAAGACGATTCAGATCAAGGTGGAGTCGACCGAGTGGGCCGAGTGTATGATGAACTACCTGATCGCTCTCTTCCGCGAGGGTAATGGGTTCCGCAAGCTGACGCCTCCGGAGAAGGTTCTGCAGTACACGAATGAGTACAAGGATGAGACAGACGTGATCGGCCGATTCATCCGTGAGTATGTTCACGAGCTAGAGGAGGGCGAGGAGATTAAGGGTGTGACGACGGGCGAGATGAACCGGGCGTTTCAGGACTGGAAGCGTGAGAACCAGCTGTTCCAGGGCTCAACGACGGAATTGCGTACACGTATGGAGGTTACTTACGGTAAGTACCCCGGGCGCGGCGGTTGGACTTCCTTCCGGTTCGGCGCCTCTTGATAGACTTACGACGACGGCCTGCTCCGTACGGCCCAGGCGCTGTAGGGGCCGACGAGTCAGCAGGTGTCTCAGGCTCACTCGACTTGAACGGATTGGTCCACGTGCTAGGATCTAACCAAGCCATTTATAAATTCTAACCATTTTTTAATGACGGGAAGTCTGAACATTATCCTCGATATCGACAACACCTTTTTAGAATATACGCACGGCAAGGACGGTAACTGGCAGAAGCTGAGTCCTGCGGAAAAGGCCAAGTATACCTTCATCGGTAACTCTGAGGCGGGCGAGGGATTCATTCTCCGCCCGTACTTTAACGAGTTTTTTACAGAGTTATCCAAGATGGCGAAGACGGTGAGTCTGTGGACCTGGTCGGACTGTCCTTACGCCGAGTCGGTCAAGGAAATCATTGAGGAACGCACACCTTGCCATATCTCGAACGTGTGGTGCGACGAGCACGCTGAGGCGGCGGGAGATATCGGTGGACAGGGTAAGGATCTGAACTATATCTGGTACACTCAGAACAAGTTCCAGCCTTGCGATACCATCCTGATCGATGACCTGCATTCGAATATTCACAACGGAGCAAACTACCAAAATGGTATTCAACTTAAGAAGTTTGCCTTGTGGAATCGTGTGACGAAGAAGCAACCGTTTGGACCGTATGCAGATATGTCGGAGGACGAGACCCTGCTAGAGGTGCTTGGAGCCTTACGTGATTTGGATGTTAAGAGAAATCTGTGTCCGGATGGCGAGGAGGAGACGGCTCACCCGTTTGAGGATGCCTTAGTTGTCGGTGGTCGTCGCCAGAAGACCTATCGTCGGAAGCGGGCTAAGCCATCTAAGACCGCGCGGCGCCGATCTTCGAAAGCACGTACGTACGGAGGAGGCCGATCGTGAACACCACGATGGCGAACGACATCACCAGGTTCACGAAGGCAGCCAGGAGGTCACCGACCTTGAGCGTCACGCCACCCACCGTCAGCGTGAAGGACGTGACACCCTTGCCCGCCGCCGTCGCGGGCGCCAGGAGGGGCGTGATGATGTCCGCAGACAGCGCCTCAAAAAACTTGCCCACGACGCCACCCAGGTAGAACGCGGCCGTCAGGATGATGATGTCGCGAGTGTCCAGCATTTTTATTAAGGTGTTTATACTTTATTTTGGGACTAGACCATGTACGAGGGTATTTTGTAGAGGTTGATTAGATCGTTCCTGTTCGCAGCACAACGAGTGGGTAAGTTGGGATCACCTGTCTCTGCACACACTAATCCGTTCGGACAGTCTGTCTCACTTTGGCATGCATTCCCCATTATCTGTGTTTTCAAAAACTCAGATCCTGGATGATCAGTGATGTAGGCCTTGAATTTTTCATCTACAGATGAGCTTGCTGTTAATTTCGAAAGAGCCGTCACGGGAGCCGCCGGGGGAGGAGGCGACGTTGCAGGCGTTGCGGGCGTCGCGGGTGTGTCGGGGACAGCAGGAGTGTCTACCGGTTCTGCCGATGATGCGGATCCATCTGCCTCGGAGGGTGCAGGGTCATCAGGTGAAGACGCCGGAGGCCCCTCAGGTCCAGGTGGTCCCGGTGGTCCCGGTGGTCCAGGCGGTCCTGCGGGTCCTGCGGGTCCTCTCGGCCCAGGAGGACCCCGATTCGATGGTGTAAGGTGCTCCCTCGTTGTGTAGAGGTAGGATACCAAGAGGATAAGACATAACAGGATAAATATCGAAAGCCCGTATCTCATTATGTAAATAAAAGATTTAGTTGAAGAAGACAATGGACACCCGCTTCTGGGGACCAAGTGGATGGCAACTCTTCCACTTGATCGCTTTTAAGT